CCGATACGTTGCACAGAGGGCGGGCATCGGCATCAACGCTGGTCGAATCCGTGGGATCAACAGTAAGATCCGAGGTGGAGAAGTTCAACACACGGGTGTTGTACCATTTCTCAAGAAGTTTGAAGCAACTGTCAGATGTTGCACGCAAAATGGCATACGAGGTGGATCCGCGACAGTACACTTCCCAATCTGGCACCAAGAAATAGAAGATATTCTTGTTCTTAAAAACAATAAAGGTACAGAGGATAATCGTGTTCGCAAACTTGATTACAGCATTCAAATCAGCAAACTGTTCTATGAAAGGTTCATTCAAGACGGCGAAATTACGCTTTTCTCCCCCCATAATGTACCTGGACTTTATGATAGCTTTGGACTCCCTGAGTTTGACAGTCTCTACGTACAATACGAAAACAATACGTCCATTCCGAAAAAGACTCTTAAAGCACAAGAACTCATTCTCAATCTCCTTAAAGAAAGGGCTGAGACGGGTCGTATCTACATCATGAATATTGATCACTGCAACACACACTCTTCTTTTAAAGATAAAGTAAATATGAGTAATCTATGTCAAGAGATTACTTTGCCCACAGATCCTCTTCAGCATATTGACGATGAAATGGGAGAAATTGCACTTTGCATTCTTTCTGCTATCAATGTTGGTAAGGTGAAGTCTGATGAAGAGCTTGAGGAACTTTGTGACCTTTCTGTTCGTGGTTTGGATGAGTTGATTGATTATCAGAAATACCCCGTAGTGGCGGCAGAAATCGCCACTAAGGCACGTCGTTCTCTTGGTATAGGGTTTATTGGTCTTGCGCACTATTTGGCAAAACTTGGATATAATTATGACTCTCAAGAAGCATGGGATGCTGTTCACGGTCTTGCCGAATCATTCCAGTATTATCTCTTGAAAGCATCTAATCAACTTGCTAAAGAAAAAGGATATTGTGAATACTTTGGACGCACTAAGTATGCTGATGGAATTCTTCCAGTTGATACATACAAAAAAGACGTAGACGAAATTTCTTCTATTACACTTCAACATGATTGGGAAGAACTTAGAGCATCCATCCTGGCTCACGGTCTCAGGCACTCAACACTGTCCGCACAGATGCCATCGGAGAGCAGTTCCGTTGTGTCAAACGCAACAAATGGAATTGAACCTCCCCGTGGTTTCCTGTCCATTAAAAAATCCAAAAAGGGACCACTTAAACAAATTGTTCCGCAGTATCATACTCTCAAGAACAACTATACGCTTCTGTGGGACATGCCTAGTAATACTGGTTATATTAATATTGTTGCTGTGATGCAAAAGTTCTTTGATCAGGCAATCTCGGGTAACTGGTCGTATAATCCAGAAAATTATCAAGATAATGAAGTCCCAGTGTCCGTGATGGCACAAGACTTTTTGACTACATACAAATATGGGTGGAAAACTTCTTACTATCAAAATACTTACGATATTAAGACTGATGAGGTGGTAGAAGAAAAACCCAATCTTCAAGATTTGCTAAGTGAGTTAAGTTCAGTAGAGGAGGGAGAGTGTGAATCCTGTGCAGTTTAAAATTTCTTCAATTGAAGAATCAACTAATATTAAAGGAATGACTGTTTTTAATACGGAAAAGGTTGACACCAAAAAACAACCAATGTTTTTTGGTAAACCTCTTGGAGTTCAGAGATATGATTCATACAAATACCCAGTCTTTGATAAATTAACTACACAACAACTTGGATACTTCTGGAGACCTGAAGAGGTGTCTCTCCAGAAGGATCGTGGAGATTATCAAACTCTTCGCCCAGAACAAAAGCATATCTATACTTCTAATTTGAAGTATCAGATTATGCTTGATTCTATTCAAGGTCGTGGTCCTGGAATGGCATTTATTCCATATTGCTCACTTCCTGAATTGGAAGCGTGTATGGAAGTATGGGGATTTATGGAGATGATTCATAGTCGTTCCTATACCTATATCATCAAAAATGTTTATTCAGACCCCAGTGAGGTGTTTGATAAGATTGTTACTGATGAGCGTATTCTGGAACGCGCTAAGAGTGTTACGGAATCGTATGATGATTTTATTCAATCATCTCAACAGTATGGCGTATCAGATGCTTGGATGCACAATCTTGAAGGAGTTTCATACGCAAAGGAAACACTCAATGATGTTAAAAGAAAACTGTACAGAGCAATCGCAAACGTTAACATTCTTGAAGGTATTCGCTTCTACGTTAGTTTTGCTTGTAGTTTCGCCTTTGGTGAACTTAAGCTTATGGAAGGATCCGCTAAAATCATTAGTCTCATCGCAAGAGACGAGAACCAACATTTAGCGATTACGCAAAACATTCTAAACAAATGGCGTGATGGTGATGATCCAGAGATGAAGCAAATAATGAAAGAAGAGGAGGAGTGGACGTATGCTATGTTTGATCGTGCTGTAAACGAAGAAAAGAAATGGGCAGATTATCTGTTCAAAGATGGCAGCATGATTGGACTAAACGATAAACTTCTTCAGCAATACGTTGAATGGATTGCAAACAGAAGACTTAAGGCAATTGGGTTAAAACCCCAATACGATATTTCGGCAAACAATAATCCACTTCCTTGGACTCAGCACTGGATTTCTTCTAAAGGTCTTCAGGTGGCACCACAGGAAACGGAAGTAGAATCTTATGTAGTTGGTGGAATCAAACAAGATGTAAAGAAAGACACGTTTAGTGGTTTCAAACTTTGATAGATAGGGGAGAGAACCTCCCCCTTTTTTTATGCCTAAAAATCAAATATCTAAAGAAGAATTGAAAGTTCGCGTCTTAAAGTTGAAAAGTAAATTATATCAAGAACACATTCGCCCAGAAATGGATATGAAAGGACTTGCCCATAAATATCTGAATGAAGTTCTTGATATAATTGATGAGTACCGATATTGAACATCTATATGCAACACTATAATTTTTTTGAAACAAAAATATGGATAGATCAGATTGATGATATTGACAACGAAAATTTAAAAAAAGAAATTTTAAATTTTTCAAAAGAACAAAAAACTATTAATGTATCTAATGTTGGTGGATATCAAGGACATGAGTTTTATAATGAAGAATGGTATAAAATTATTTGCAAAAAAATTCCATTTCGGGAAGATAAACCAATTGAAAATTTTATTATAGATCCTTGGGTTAATATTAACGGAAGAGGTCATTATAATAAAATACACTCTCACATAGATACAAGAATGGATCCAAAAGAATGTGACGTATTTTTGTCAGGTGTATATTATGTGTCAGTTCCTGAAAATTCTGGGAATATTGTATTTCATGATGCAAGAGGATCATATGCACCAAAGATGTTGTATCATCAATATTATTTGGATGGAGTTACTTATATTAAAATACAACCAAAAGAGAGAATGGTAATATTTTTCCCTCCATGGTTAGAACATGGTGTTGATGTTAATATGTCTGATGAAAGTAGAATATCAATAGCTTTTAATGTGCATTTTAGAGATCATTCTTTAAATATTTCAGATCGAAAGATTGGCAAAATAAAAAACAACTTTATTTCTTATTGCTAATAAATATCTGAATGAAGTCCTTGATATAATTGATGAGTACCGATATTGACTATGAAAATCCTTGGACCTACAATGGAAAAGTATTTGGTTCAAGTGATATTCAAGATTATTTTGGTTTTGTATATCATATACATTGCGATAAAACTGGTCGCAGTTATATTGGTAGAAAATATTTCTGGTCATTCCGCACACCAAAAGGCAAATCTAGAAAAGTTAAATCAGAGTCTGATTGGAAGAAATATTACGGATCATGTCCAGAACTCAAAGAAGATATAGAAAAATATGGTAGGGAGAATTTTACGCGCACTATTTTATCATTACATAAAACAAAAGGCAAAACAAACTTTGAAGAAACCAGACAACTCTTCTTCAACAATGTCCTCACAGAAGGACTTGACGACGGAACCCCGAGGTACTACAATAGCAACATCCTCAACAGGTACTTCCGAAAAGATTATTATGAACGCAACGACTGAAGATATTGTTGCGCATGTGAGGGAGTGGTCTCTTGATCGTGCTGCAGACAAAGGTATTTCAAAAGAGGATGCCAGTGCAATTCTTGCTGAGTTCTATGAGTGGATTGAACCAGAAAGCGATGAACTTGAAATCGTTTCTCTAGAACCAGAAGATTGACAAATTCTAAATAAAAACTTATAATGTTTATACCCACCTAAATGGTGGGTTTTTCGTTATTAGTCCTTGAGTGACATTTAGAGCCTAGGAGATTGCCCCTTGAGAAAGGGGAAGTGCGCTTTCTCTATTAGGATGTAGAGTTCAATTAATCTTAATGCAAAATTTCTTTACAGTAGCCCTGCCTCTTCTGGCAATGGTTACAACCAATTCGGCATCACTGCCTTTCTCTAGTTATAAACTGCAGGGTCCTCCTCCACCAGTGGAGAAACCTTATTCTATTATCAAAGAGTTTGAACCTGAGAAGACAGCAATCCTAGAGGTTGCACCACCACCAAAGCCAAAAGAGAAAAGGCTAATTTGTAAAGGGTGTAATGAACATGAAAATGCTACCCTGGCATTCTTCCAGGATCGTGGTATTAAAGACAGAAACGCCCTTGCTACCATCATGGGCAACATACGTCAGGAATCAACTTTTATTCCTAACATTTGCGAAGGTGGTAGTAGGACCAGTTGGAATAACTGCTATGGCGGTTATGGACTGATCCAATGGACATCTGCCAACAGATATTATGGATTGGGTGATTTTGCTAAGAAGTTTGGTGGTTCTCCATCAGAACTTCATACGCAACTTCGTTATCTAACGACTGAGGTTCAATGGCAACGAATTGAAGACAGGATGAAAACTCCTGGTAAGTCTATCAATCGTTACATGGACTATGCGTATAGTTGGATTGGTTGGGGGCATCATGGTGCCCGCACTTCGTATGCTCATGAGTATGCTTCCAAACTGATCACGGTAGAAGTTTGATAAAATAAAATAACAATATACAACTGAATAATAAATAGAGAGGAGTGTTGCTACTCCTCTTTTTTTATGTTTAATTTTAACTTCGGAAAGAAGAAACCAGATAAGAAGCAGATAATCCTTATAAGCGTCATACTCAGTGGTATCGTAGCAACCCTCTCTCAATGCACAGGAGCGCCTCAGGAGCGCCTCTGGGACCTTCTAGACGAGGTTCAGAGGGCGTTCTTCCCCCAGACCATAATCAACGACGTTCTGCTTCAGGACCCTGCTGTGGTGGGTAGGAGAGTTGGGCGTGATGTGGATAAAGCCATTCGTGACTATGAACGCTTGACAAGGGACTCAGAACCACCTAGAGTACCTTTGCCACGGTTGATAGAGAAAGCTCTAGATAACTCTGAGGCTCAAAGATTACTCGGTGGTGAAATGAGACTATGTGCTCCATGGGTTGACAATTGCCCCCAAGAACCTGTAAAATGAATATGCCGTGGTTCAAGACTTAAGATAAGATGCAGTGGGGCGCTTATCAAAGAGGATTGATTTAGATTCACAACCACACGGCATTCACTTGACAATCAAATCTTGAACTGATATGATTGTCTCATGGGTGTTGAGGGTCCAAACCTCAAGTAATTCCCACCCCTCCCATGCCTCTCAATGATGCACAAACAGGGAGGTCCCTTGGGCAAGTAGCATAATGGATAATGCATCAACCTTCTAAGTTGCCGATTGTAGGTTCGAGTCCTACCTTGCCTGTTGGAGTTTATCTCCATATATAAAAGTGATAGAGGGTAAGTCACTGTTATATCCTGATGAGGTATATCACACTTACTCCATCATCCTCTGGTAGTCTATTGGTAAGGACAGGCAGACAATGCACTTGGAAACTAGGTTCGATTCCTAGACAGAGGAACAAGTCGATGTGGCGGAATTGGTAGACGCGCTGGGTTTAGGTTCCAGTAGATTAATCTGTGAAGGTTCAAGTCCTTTCATCGACACTTGACAATCAAACTAAAATAGTTTATGATTGTCTACATGCGGAGTTAGTTCAGCGGTAGAACGCTATCCTTCCAAGTTAGATGTCGTCGGTTCGATTCCGATACTCCGCTCTGAACCTTTTGGTTCTAAATTTATTGCCCTATAGCTCAATTGGCAGAGCACGGAGCTGTTAACTCTGGGGTTCTTGGTTCGAGTCCAAGTGGGGCAGTTGGAAGTGATCCTGCGATAACCTCAAGAGCTCTCCTTCCAACTAAAACCTAGAATATTTCTAGGTCAGGGGGATGGCCTCCCCTGTTTCGGGCGATTAACTCAGCGGTAGAGTGCCTCCTTTACACGGAGTAGGTCGGCGGTTCGAA